CCCGGCCAATCGCTTTCATCGACCAGATGCTGCGGTGACCCGTTGGTCTCCATATGCTGCGCCTGCTCCATAGCGTTATCCAGACAGTGATAAATCTGCCGGACTTGTACTGGTGTCAGACGCATAAAACGTCCCGTCTTTTCACCGAAGTAATCCCGAAGATGAGCTAAATCGTGACTAAGCATCAGACCCTCCATTGTGTTTGCAGGCTGCGCAGGCTTTGCGCATGGTGCGGTGTACGGATGACAGGGGTTGGAAGTCATTGGCACACCGAGCACGCCATTCATGGCACTGGGCCAGTGGCATTGGACCAACCTCGGGGCAGTTGATGTTCTCTGCCATTAATGTGGCGCGAACGACTGCCTCGATCGGCGCGGTGTCTGCTGGGTATTTGTTGCCGATGACGTTGCTGATTGCGGCACTGCTGCGCCCGATCTGGGTGGCAACCTTGTTTTGACTGCTTGCGTCAGCGGCTTCAGCAAGGGCAAGCACCCAATCCGGCAATGCATCACCCCAGCAATTGTGGGCTTTGGTTACAAAGCTCATTTGTCACCTCCATCGGACTCAATATTCGTGGTGACGACCCGCTGCAGATTGCGGTCAAACACGAACTTTGTGCGCTGGATCTGCGGGGCCAGCGGGCCTGTGCGTCGATCCGGGCGGAGTTTGTAGCGGGAGAGTTTGCCCGTGCCGGCTTTGTGGCCGTTGATGGCAGGGGACACCATTGCCAGATATCCGGCTTTGTGCAGGTGATAGATGTAATCCTTCGCCGTGCGCAGATGGACGGTAAACCCATCCACGCAGCTGGCTGAGGCCAAATCTTCGGCGTCAAAATCATTAAGCATCCGCATGGCCCGCCACATATAGTCGCGGCCTTTACCCGGTTCAGCAGCGGGGGAGCCATCCCGCTTCAGGTGCGGAGCTTCGGCCTGATCTTTGATGAGCGTATAGACCTTTGCATCATCGTCACCTTCCGCGACTTCAATAATGTAGCCTGCGCGGGCAAGGCGGCGGACAAAGTCACCAATCACGTCCTTCTCGACGGCACACCGTTGATCGATGTCATGGATGGTAAACTCACGCAGTTCGCGGATGATGTCCCAATATGCTTGGATGCCACGAGGCACCCGCACGTTGAGCTTGACCATCACATCTGCAGCATGCCGCCCCATTATGCGATCCTCCGGGCAGGAGCCTCGCCAGTGTAAAGGGTGCGGTTGCCCCATGTGGCAAGATCGATCTCAGCTAAGCCTTCCAGCGTGGCAACCTCGTTGATCCGGTTCAGGTTGACGCAGACCCGACGTGTCACGCCGCTAGTCTTGGCGATGATCAGTCCCATCAGATCATCAGAAATCGCTACATCCGGCGCATAGAGCTGTTGCAGGGCTTTGGCATCCTCAAGTACGCAGGCTTCAGCTGCCACCCAGTCAAGAATGCGATTATGGAAGCGTTCCCATTGTTTGAGATTTTGCGGCAGCATTTCTTCGCCGATGATGACGATCGGTGCGCCAGACTTGTCATGGATCTCGCGGATCGTTTCAACGTAGTTGCGGCGGACCACATGATCGAACTCGTCAATGATCAATGGCCGATCCGTATTCATCAGAGTGATGATGATCTCGTCGATCATATCAGAGACGGTGCCTTTTGTTGGCTTGCCCAACTCCGTCAGCAATTTCTTGCAGAACGCACCTTTGGTCCAGCTTTCCCCGCATTCAAGGTAATAGGCCCGGTGCCGTTGAGCCCCGTAAGTGGCTGAGTAAGTTTTGCCTAAGCCAGACCAGCCGTAAAACACGCCCATGCCGGGCAGTTCACGTGGGCGACTAATCACTCTCTCTAGTAACTCGGCAAACGATTGCACGTTGCCTAATGCTGCATAATTTGACATAACTGAATCTCCGTGAAAATTTCACACCTGCCCCGGTTTGGCCTTATGGCTGTCCGGGGTTTTTCTTAGGCAGTACCGTGACTGCCGAAATCCTCTGCGATGCTGGCTTGAGCCTTGTATTCCGGCGTTGTTTGGTACCGGGCCAGCCATGCGGCATCACCGTCACCAACCTCGCCACCATGTTCCAGTGCGTGTTGGATGGCTTGGGCCTTGGCAAACCGTTCGCGTTTGCGGTCCTGTTCCGTGGTTTCAGTCTTGCGGTTTGGAAACTCTGCGATCTCAGCGGTCAGGCGGGCACGCTTGGCCTTATCGGCGTCGGTCAACTCCGGCGCACTCGGGCGGCGTTTGAGGTCATGGACAGGATGAGCCAGCTTGATAACTTTGCTGGATGGTGGTTCGGTACCTGTAAATGTCGGGACCATGGATGCCACCTGAGACGCAGACATAACCTTTTCGGCATCGCGGATTTGCTTGACACCGTTCAACCATTTGCGGCGAGCGCGAGCGTGTTCACGGGCAGCATCCGCATCGGCAAAGCCAACCGCCTCGATCACATCGGCAAAGCCGAGATAGGCACCATCCAGCTTGTAGATGTGTAGGCCGTCGTGCAGGTAGTCCGGGTCAAATCGGGCGACGATCTTTTCACCGCGATACAGGTGCAAAAATTCAGCCCAGTAGCGGTTCTTCATAAGCCTTACGACGCCATCTTTACCGTTAACGGTAATGCCCTCGGCAGCCAGCATCCACAAACGACGGGCTTCTGCTGGGCACTTGGTAATGCCATGCTGTTCAATGCTGGCATTAAATGCCTCGTCATAGGACAGCACATTACGACAAACCTTGGTATTGCGACCGGGTTTCGCGTTAAATCGGGCAATCTCGGAGGCGACAATCCGCTCGAACTCGGCGAAGGGAATGGCCTTGGATTGGTAGTTTTCTGGCTTGGCATCAATGTTGTTGCCTGCCCATGCCCCGGCAAATGCTGGGTGACGTGCTATGGACTGGGCATAATCTCGCCACAGACGCTCAACTGGTTTGGATTGCCCCGCGTATGGTGTGGTCCAGTGGATTTCCACGCCCATCTGGGTCATGATGCCCAAGGGCTCGTCATCTTTGACCTTAAATCGGAAGCGATTTTTGACGCCACCCGTCAGCCACTTACTGGCAAATGCGCGACCGTTATCGAAATAGCACCCTTTGGGGATGCCAAAGTTCTCAATCATATCGCCGAATGCCAAGCGCACGGCCCATGTGTTCTCGGATTTGTCGATACGCCAAGAGAGCAGCTTGCCCGAATACAGATCTTGAAACCCGACCATCATTGGGCGAACGATTTCGCCGTCAGGGAATTTGACAAACACATCCCATTTGTGACCATCCACGTTGACAGCTTCCATAGCCACAAAGCCGGATCGGTCACGTTCTTGTGCCGGGAACATTTGCCACGCAGCGTCCATACCTTCGCGGCACATAACGATAACTGCCGGATGGACTTCTGACTGGATGCGCCGCAGTACCGTGCGTTCAGATGGTAGCGTCCAGCCCCGACCGTGGGCCGCCATGCGTGCCCGGTCATAACAATCCGTGAAGTTAGGTTTTTCGACGCGCAAATAATCAGACTTGATCATGTCATAGGCATCGGGATGCAATTCGGCCTGTACAATCCGACCTGTGTAGCCATCCGCCAGATATGGCAGCCAGTTAACTTTCTCTATTCCGGCAACCCGTGCGCGCCAGCCATGGATGCTGCGCAAGCTGACCTTATGCGCTTTGGCAATCTGCATGGCAGCCACATCCACAGGCACGCCGTTCAGTCTCAGGATTTCGACCTTTTGCAGGATATCCAGACGGTATTTGGCCTTGGCTTTGCGTTTGTCGCTCTGTGCTTCATAATGTTCCCAGCGTGCCTTGGCGGACCCTGCAGATTTTAGGGTAGGGGTGTTCGTATCTACGGGCTTCAGCAGGCTGATCAGTCGGGTTTGCGCCGTGCTTGGCAGGTTGCTGATGTGGTATTCAACACCTCCGCCTTGCGCTTTGCGTGGACGGTTAGACCAATTCTCACGCTTCGCGAGGGCGTTAATGCCGCGTTTGGTGGCTGGGATGCAGGGTAAGTTCAAGGAGGCGAGTTCACTCGTGCCGAACCATTCTTTATATGGCGTTGTCATAGCCGATATCCCTTACGTGCTGCCCGTTTCATCGCTTCGAGCTCTTTGTCCATCTCGGATTTGCGATCAGCAGCCATGCCGTAGTCAATCCACGGTAAGTACTTGCTTTCGACTACCGCGTAGCCGTGCATTTCTGCGATCATTTGGAGAGGGCGCATGTCGCCAGTGACATGGACCAAGGCAACGGTGCGTAACAGGCTGATCGTGTGTTCTTCTTTGGCTTCGGATGCATAGGCATCCAACATGGCGGGAGAGACATCTTCCTCCAGCCATACTGACATCTGTTCTGCCACCTGCTTACGGTCCAGACCCTTTTCAGCTTTGGCGAGGCGCAAGGTCTCAGACACACTGCGGGATATGCGACTGCGTAACGATGCTGACCGCACCCGCTGCTCGTCATAGGATTTGACAAGCTCCGGTGGCTCCCACTCAAACAGGTTCAGGGTATTGGTGTCGCGGCGGCTCATGGGTCAGCCCTCACGCCGCGTATGTTCGGTAATGGTGCGACCGACCCATAGGCGGTCAAAGGTCGATCGCACCGCCCGCAGGCTTCGGGTTACCACGCCTCGAAGCCGGGCTTTGACTGTTTGCCGTGACTGGCAAACAGTCGTACCCTCGCCTGAGGTTCCCACACCATCAGACGATTGGATAGACAATGGACTTTGGACAGTATGCGTCTCGCATCGAGACGTTTTGCATTGAGCTTGAGGAGTTTCTAACGCCCGAGGATAAAGATGCCGCTCTTGCTGCCGTTTCCGCATTTTCTTTTGACGAATGGCAACACTGGAGATATCAGCACTCGGAAAAAATCGAGCGAGTGGCCGTGGCAACGCCCGCTGCCAAGCAGCGCGCGCTTTCTCGCGTACATGGCACCGAAAAGTTGCTTCTAATATTTGCCGCTTGGCAATATATCCTTGAGGCGAAAGAGATGCTTGATGCCTTAGATCGTCACTGCACTTCTGGCATTTCGTATCGCGGCATGGCAAAGGCCATCCACAAGGTAAAGACTTCTCAGGTGGAGGCAGTTGAGTCCTTTTGGTTCTGGTCACCTTGGCCGCAGTATAAGGGGTATCCGCCTCAGCCGGATGATGACGATGATCGGGAATGTTAACCATTATGCGGCCTCCTGCTTATCGTCTTGGATGAACTCAAGGAACGACTTGCGGGCCGTAGCTCCGGCTTTCCGCCATGCGTTTAAAAGGGCGTTTAACTGCTTTTGACTGTCGTTTGGTGCGTCGGTTTTCCGGCCTTCAACTTTGTTTCTGGCTGCGGCAACGGGCATGCCATGCATAACTTCGGTCAATACAGCGTATTGCAGATCAGCTGGCACTTTTGACAGAGCTTCTAATTCAGCCTGCGTCCAGCATCGATCTGATGTTCCAAGCATGGCCTTAACATTGTCAGTAAGCATAGTGGCGATACGTACTGACCGCTGGATGGTGCGGTCTGTCAGGCCAACACGTTCTGCCGTGTCTTTAGCAAACGACATCGTGTCGGTTGCTGATCCCTGACGAGCTTTGCCACCTGCGACGCCAGCCGCAGTTTCAGGATGCAGCCGTTCATAGAGGGCTTTGCGCTCCGCGAGAAAGACCGCCCGATCAAATGGGTTAAGTTCGTGCCGAACTAGATTCTCGTCGATTTCCGCAAGGCGGGCTTCGTCCGGTGTCAGTTTTAGGACATAGGCGGGGATTTCCGTCCATCCTAAAATTTGTGCCGCACGCAAGCGGTGACCGCCAGCGATCAGGGCATATCCGTCCTTGACTTCTCGAACCTCGATAGGTGCGCGAAGCCTTTGGAATTCCTTAATGCTTTCTGCAATAAACTGCGCTTGGTCTTCGTTGATGTGCCGCAGTCGGTTGCTGATGTCGATTTTGTCGATTGGGATTAGTCTGGGATCATATGTCATGTCTATGCCGCCTTATCACTTTTGACATTGTCCAACTCGCAGTGCGTGGTACGTTTACGAGGTCGGACAGGCAGCAACCGTTCCCCTGTTGTCGGGTTGTAGAGTTCGGGGAACAGCTGCTGCACGCTGAGACCAATTGCGTTGGCCACAGCCTCTTGGAGGTGGCTGCTACCGCCACCAATCAACGCTGAGCTGACACACTGCGGGGATACCTTTTCCTTCTTGGCTAATTGCCGTTGGGATAGGCCTCGGATTTTGAGTTGATAGCAAATCCACGCCCGCCTCTCGTGCGGGTTCTTGGGGATTGCGTAAGGTGTCATGTCGCGTTTCATGACACTGAGTATTGAACGAAATTCCGGTTCGGTCAAGCCGGAATTTCGT